CGAGTATTATGGCACGATCAACACCCCTGTGGTCAAGTTCAAGCATTCAGTACATAAGACACTCATCCATGATACCATCAATGAGGTGTTTGAAGTCGAACCTAAAGTAGGTCCCCCACCAAACGTACCAACGTGGCAACATCATCACGCTTGCATTATGAATACGACCGCAAGCAATATGGGTTTTCCACAAGCATTACTGGAACGAGCGACAAAGGACTACCTGGACGGAACACTAGATACTATGAGAACACGTAGCGATTTACAAACGTTAACACTTGATCAGATTCTAAATGGGGCTGAAGGCGTTCGTGGATTGGAACCGATGAATAAGAAAACATCAGCAGGATTTCCATATTTCCAATCAAAGGCAAAATTATTTGGTGCTGAAAGTGGCGAACCATTAGAGATAACACCAGCCCTATTAGATGATTATACTGTGAGTGAAAGAGCGTGGTCTGAGAATAAACGATCGTATGAGATTTTCCATCAATCATTGAAGGACGAGCCAGTTAAGAGAACGAAAACGGTGACGAGAACGTTCCAGTGTTCGAATCTCAATTTGACAATTGCATTGAGGAAATATTTCTTGCCAATAGTGACTGAACTGATAACTAAGCCGGATGTGTATGAATTAGCGGTCGGATGTAATGCTGAAGGTCCAGAATGGCATGCTTTGATGTTGATAATATCGAAATATGGTGGGGACAGAATCGTCGCTGGAGATTACAAGAATTATGACCAGCGGATGAGTAGTCAAGTGATATGTGCTGCCTTTAACGTGCTTATAGAGTTTGCTAGTGCTATAGGGTATTCATGTGAGGATCTTGATATGATGAGAGCCATTGCTACAGAGGTAATATACCCAGTCATTCACATGAATGGAGACATTTTCAAGCTGTTTTCTTCAGTCACATCGGGCAATAGTCTAACTACCATCATCAATTGCATCTGTAATTCGATTCTCCATAGGTTGTGTTATTTCGGACTTGCACAGAGGCTTGGCGTAACGGCACCTCCTTTTAAGGTTGTTTGTAGTTTGTTAACATACGGAGACGATTGTGCTGATTCAGTGAGACCAGGCTTTGATTGGTTTGGGCATACTAACAGGCAAATGTTTTTCAATGATTTTGGAATAGTTTACACCATGGCGGAGAAGGATCAAGAGTCTCGTCCTTTTATTACATTAGATGAGCTCAGTTTCCTCAAGCGAAAACCAAAATTCAACGCAGATACTGACCTGTTAATGGCGCCTCTAGACGAGTCATCAATATTCAAGAGTTTGCAGTACCTCACACGTAGTATTCTCACGCCAGAAGAAAGTGTAGGTGTAAATGCTGATAATGCACTCGCAGCTTGGTTCCAACATGGTAGGCAGATATATGAAGCCAGGTCACGATTGTTGAGAGAAGTGTTGATTAAGCATGATTTATATCACTATTCCAAGTGGGCTGATAGGACATACGACGATTTCTTGAAAGAGTGGAAGAGTAAGTATCAAGACGGGATGCCTGCAATCTGCC